CCAAAGCTCAACTTCAAAACTCTCCTTTTGTGTTAAGAGGAACAACCATTGAGCAAAGAGAGATAGCTCAAAGACTAGGGTTGAATCCTGATGCTGTTGATCTTAATGCAAGTATATTTAACAAGAACAAAGCTAACAGAGATTTAAGAGAAGAATTTTTAAAAGAAGAGTCTGCTTTAATAACCAGAGATGTTGTTCCAAACTACTCCAGAGTTCCCACATCAATTGATGTCATTAGAAGATTACCTTTAGGTAATTTTATAGCTTATCCATCAGAAATACTTAGAACTAGTTTTAATATACTGGGTAGATCTATTAAAGAAATAGCAAGTGAAAACCCAGAGATGCGTGCCAGAGGCTTACAAAGACTCATGGGCTTTGGATCAATAACAGTTGGGATACCAACAGCAGCGACTTCATTTGGTATAACTATGACTGGTTCTTCAGAAGATCAATTGGCTGCATACAGAAGATCAGGTGCGGCTCCATGGGATAGGAACGCCACCCTGATACCTGTTAAAACAGATAAAGATGGAAACGTCCTTGAAGTTATAAATGGATCTTACACTCTTCCGTATGACTACATGATGAAGCCTTTCTTCGCAGTATTGAATGCATACAACACAGGAGAAAGAAGCGAAGCAGGACTCGGTGAAATAGCTTTGAATGCAAGTGGAGATGTCATAAGTGAATTCTTAACTCCATTTGTAGGTGAAAGCATTATTACAGAAAGATTTTTAGGAGATGTCCTTTTTAGAGGAGGAAGAACCACCCTTGGTTCTAAAATATATAATGAGTCAGACCCAATAGGAGACAAGGTTTATGCGGGAACGGCCCATGTTTTTAATGGACTTTTACCAGCATTCTCTCCTGTAGAAATCAACCCAGACAAACCGTTCTGGCAAGAGGGTCCACTGACTAGAAAGTTACAGTTAGCTGACTTTGCACAATCTGCACTTGTTGAAACAGGTTTGCTTGATCCCAGATATAGGGTTTCTGAACGAGGTAAACAGCTTGATTTCATAGATGAAATGGTCCAAGCAGGGACTGGTGTAAAAACCATAAAGTTAGATATGAAGAGATCTCTCGGGTACAAAGCTCAAGAGGCCAAGAGAGAATTGAAAGAGGCAACAGAAGATTACAGAGCGTTAAAAAAAGCTTACGGCCCTAGAGGGGAAGAAGAGTTTCTTGATGAGTTTAGAAGAGCCAACGAAAGAAAATATAAGATGGCTAGAGATTTATCTATCACCATAGATGATGCAAGGCTTCTCGGTGTTAGCGATGAGGAGATAGCAAATATATTGAGAAAAGAAGTGGGTGGAGTTGCTGATTGGAGAGCACTCATGAACCACACTTTCATACCATATAAGCCTCCTGCGAGTATAACGATAGGTGCTTATGAGGCAGATAAAGAAAAAGTAAGAAATGTTGCTCCAGTTGGTAAGCTTCTAGAAGAATTAAATAAAGTTTATGAAACTCAACCAAAGCTGCCTTTACCGCCAACGCCAGATACTAGACCGACTCCACTACCTGATAGACTTCCTGATATCATAAGGGGAGCATCTCAACGGGCTTCACAGTTTCTGAGAGATTTAGAAGAAGAGAAGTTATTAGGCGGTAGGTAGTTGATTCCAAAAAGAGCGAAGAAGAAAGGCAAGTACTTCGCGGTCAAAACAGAGGTAGATGGCAAAGTCTTTGACTCAAAGCTTGAAGCAGCCAGATACAAGATACTCAAGAAGCGCCAGGAAGATGGCGAGATATCTGATCTAGAAACACAAGTTAACTTTCCTTGCGCCCTTACAGTCGAGGGCAAGGAGAAGAAGATCTGCAGTTACTTTGCTGACTTCAAGTACAAGAAGGATGACAAGTGGGTGGTTGAAGATACCAAAGGCGTAGTCACCCAAGTCTTCTCACTCAAGAAGAAACTGGTCGAAGCTCTGTACCCTGGCCTGAAGATCAACATCGTCAAAGATCCGCGAGTCTAGAACGGAACGATAGCCTCGTTCACTACATCCACCTGGCTACCAGGAAACTCTTTCTTTATCTCTTCAGCCATACGCATTTGCTTGGTATCGAATCCCGTCTTGGATAGCTCACGCAACTCAGGGCTACTGTAGTAAGCACCATCCTGCATACCTTTTGGCGTTGCATTGTAGAACTTCATGACACCAGACTCGTATGCAATGAGATCATCGTTGCTCTCTTCTGGCAGATAGGTAGCAGTGGTAATCAAGTGCGGATTCCATAGATGGTTTTCACAGCTTGCTTTCTGTGCCTCGAGGTCAAGCAGTTTATTACTGCGTGTGCATAGCCAGTTCGCACCGTTACTTGTGGTAACAGGTTTGGAGAACGCACAGTTGCGGCAGTTGACCCACTCAGGGAAACGCTTTCGACTATAGATATCAACATACGTTTTAGACTCTGTCTTGAGCGTGTAGTCCTTTTCTGACCTTCTCCCATACTTGGGTGGCTCTACGCTCGTAATCACTCTCTCAGCGCGTTCTAGAGCCTTCTGCCAGATGTTTGGGTCATAGTCTATGATCTGGGTGTAAACCTCGCTGTTGTTCTTGTTGACAACAATCGCCATGCATTTGGTAAGACCAAGACCACCCATGTAGCAATGTATCTGCCACTTGTAGGTTTCGCTCCACAACTCGTAGTCGCCAAGCTTCTGGAGCTCTTTGAATCGCTTGTCGTTTGCGCTTTTGATTTCACCCAGGAGAACAAGATCTTCTTCAGGTGGCGGCAGAACACCTCTAAGTAATGCATCACAAGATCCTGAAAAGTGACCACCCAAAGAAGAAACCCTAATCTGGTTACCGTCCTCATCATGAGATGCGATACCACATATTTTACTCTCTTTGATGTTATCAATCACCTGGTCTTCGATGCGATTACCCAAGTCAAACAGTCGTAACATGCGACCACTAAATGTGTTGGGCAAACACCAGTGGAAGTTCATCCACAGTTTGTGCTCATCATCATCACCGATAATACTAAATCCAAGATGCCCTCTGCTTTGGCGATTATTCTCTTCGAGCTTCTTGTCTATCTCATCAAACATAGACACTAACGACATTCCAATATCTCCCTTCTTTTCTCACTGCGATCTTTCTTATGTGATCAAACGAACCGTTATTCACCATGAACGATGCGAACTCAACATCCCTGGGAACCGCACCCTTACCTGAAACAGCGCGCCACTTTTTTTCCGCAAGCATGCCAGCCTTGCCATACATACCAATCATGAATGGCATTGAATGTGGCCAGTATTGATCCGTAACCTTGAACTTCACATCAAGATAAGTGTTACCTGCTTTTGACTTCTTGACCTCTGCCCAGATGGTTTCAACTTCTTTTATCTTCTCAATCTCTTCTACCTGACCATCAAATTCATCAGAGAGGACGTTACCGAAAGCTGCTACACGATCGGTTGCTGCATCTGGTTCTTTCTTCTTTGGTGTGAATTCTTTTGTTACAGGTTTATCAGCGCCACACTCAATGCACTTTCTGTCATGCCAATCATTAATAGCTAGACAAACAAATCCTGAATCGTTAACTGCATCGCATATCCATATCTTTTTATCTTCATCCTCATCTGTCTTATTTGGCTTTGCTCTGTCGATACAACCATGGCGGTTCATGTTCTCGCCGTAATCAAGAAGCATGCAGTCTTTCTTATCTCCCCAAGTTCTCATGCCTCGACCACAGATCTGCACATACAATCCAAGCGACTTGGTCGGTCTGAGCAAAGCAATGCAATCTGTCCTGGGTGCATCCCAGCCCTCGGTCAACACAGCTACGTTACACAGTGCGTTGATCACGCCGTTCTCAAAATCCTCTAGATGCTTTTGCCTAATCTCGTTTGGTGTTTCTGCTGTGATCACTGCGGCTTTGATCCCAGCGTCTTTTAGAAACATACACATCTTGGTGGCGTGAGCGACTGTCACACAGAAGAAGACAGAGCTGATTCGACCTTTGCTGTATGCTTTGTCTATCCAATCATTGATAATTGCCAGCATGGTCTGATCTTCCATAGCCAGCTTCTCAAGATCCGATTCACGATAGTCACCACCCTTGAACTTCACTCGCGCAGTCGATGCATCAATCACTGCCTGGTCATC